CGCGGCGCATAACGATAATCTCTAGGGCATGGATGGCGTTCTGCAGGTGTGGGCCGCATTCCCGGCAGATGGGGCCGTAGTGGGTGTCGTGGCCGTGGATGTCTTGGATACGAAGCGGCTTGGCACAGATGCCGCAGCGTGGGATGTCACTGCCGCGGCGTCCGGGGCGCAGGCGGCTAGGCGGGGATGGCGGCGACATGGTCATCAGTAGCTGCCTCCTCCGTGGCTGCGCAGGATGTCGCCTTCGACGTTGATGGCATCGGAGAGGCAAACGTAACGAAGCAAATCTACAAAATCTTTTGTCGCCCCTTTTTTCCCGTCCGCTGCGGTGTAGGTCTGCAGGCAGTAAATGAGGTTCTTGCAGTTCTCCGAGATGTAGAGCTTCGGCTGGTTGCGGGAGTCCACCGGCTTCTCGGGGTTGTATGACAGGGCGTCATTGATCATGCTGACGCCCTCATCGATGCTGTCGCCGGGTGTTGCGGTGAAGAGCATGCCGAGGTCGGCCATCTCATCGATGAGGGTCGTCGGGGATTCCTTGCCTAGCGTGCGGGCGTTGCCGTAGCGACTATCCATCCACCTTTCAAAGATTTCCTCGCCGGCCTCAACGCGCAGGATCTCGTCCTTGTAGCGCTCGAGGCCGAAGCCGAAGTCCTGCTGCGCGGGTCCGGGCTTGCCGTCGAGCTTCTTGCCATCCGGCAGCGCCCATTCGCCGGCGTAGCCCACGCCTTCGATGTAGGACGTTTGGTCGGGCCACTCGCGGTAGACGACGATACGGCCGGCAGTGTCGTGGACAGTCCAAATCATCGCCCAGTTTTTGCCAGACGCCGGATCGACCCAATGGTAGCGGGTGCCTTGCGGGACATCTGAGGTGCGGATGACGTGGACCTTGGGATTGAACAAGGGGAAGCGGCCGCTGATGGCTTTGGTCGGGACGCCGTAAGCGCGGCAAAGGATTTTTTCTTTGGTCTCGCTCTGCAGCTCCTTCTTCATCCGCGACCAGCCGGCCCAAGGATTTGACTGGGTGTGGAAGTAAAGGATCGGGCGACCTTTCGGATTGATCTGCTCAATGGGCACTTTGTCGTAGCCGGAGATCTCGCCTTTGTCGTTTTTGAGCGGCAGCAGCTCGGCGTCCGTATCGGTGACGGTCTTGGCGCCAGATAAGTAGTCGGCCACAGTCGGCGACCAGCCTTCCACCGGCGTGAATGTCACGGCGAGCTTGCCGTTCCGGTCCACCAAGCGGAACCGGAGCGTTTCGAGGACATCCAGCGGGACCAGCTCGTCCGCCCAGGCAAAATCGATTTCGCCGCCCTCCAGCGTGCTTGGATCTTGAGCGTAGTTGCGGAAAATGCAGATCGATTGGTTTGGTGCAACGAATTTTGCCTCGGTAAAGCCACCCTTGACGCTGTAGGTGATGTTTGTGACCTGTCCCTTGCGGGCGCTCCTCCACTCAGGAGGCATATATTTCCATACGCGGGGCTGCATTAGCTCAATGCTGTTTGGCGCGGTGGTCTGGAACAGCCACGCAACGGCGCCCGGCTTGGAATACATGATTTTGATAGCTTCCTTCGCCGCCCACTCCGTCTTTCCTGAGCGGTTGCCTCCAAGCACCAAGATCTCGCGGTGCTTTTCCAGCAATTCGGACGCGCGCTTCCACACCGGCGGGATGTAGCCATGGCGGAACGGGTCTGATGCCTCGCGGGCGATCAGCTCTTCCCTCGTTTTTAAGTATTTCCAGCCTTCGTCGGCGCCCAGTTTTTCGAGCAAGTCGAGATCGACCTGCATGACAGGGTGCGGTGTGGGCTTGAAGCGCGTCTGGTGCTCGTTCACGAAAAATAAATGGGCGCCGGCTGGTTGGCGCGCGGCCCCTCCCAGAGCCGATGTTGTTTATGCCGAGCCGGCGCCCAAAATGTCCAAAGTCGGATTCTCTGCGCAGGCGAGCTGGTCGATGCGCGCGGTCAGCCACCGGCCGCCATTCTCGCGGCAGACAGTGACGTAATCGTTCTCAAGGCCGCCCTGTGCGACAACGTAGAGGACTCGGCAGGTGCCGATGCCGTCTACCTCGACGCGGAAGTTGTGGGGCGGCCAGGAGATCATATGAAAAAACGAGACAGGGCCACCGGCATTTCAGTGCCCAGGCGCACATTGGAGCCAGTGAGGGTTAGCATTCCCTGTCTGTTGCTTTCGCTGCCGCCGGACCCGTGCCCCATGGGCACGTCTTGCCAGAATCCGGCGCTTGGATCACGCAACCGTGACGCCTTCCACGGCAACGGGCGTTCGTGATGCCTTACGCTTCTGGGTGCGCAGCGAAAAATTTGCCGGGGACGGTGCTGCAGCACCTTTTCAGCACGCGGGTTGCCAATCTTGCGGCTCCAGTGGGACATGGATTGTAGCTCCATGCAGGCGGATAAACCGTGGATGCCTCCCGAGATCGATGTGGCGGGTCGAAGCCCTGCTTCACTGCCGCTCATCCGTGTAACCATGCTGCCCAGACAAAGAATGTGCAGGCGCCCCACTCGTCTCGCTCGGTGGAGCTGGGCATCCCGGAGATGGTCCGCGGCGTCACACCACATGAACGCCGGCGAGAACCCGCTTGAGCCTGCAACTTGAAAGTCATTTGGATTTGCGCTTGCGCGCGGCGAAGGCGGCGGCGAGGGCGGGCAAATTGTTGCTGGCGCGGTCGCGGCCGACTTCGTTGAAAAGTTTGATGGCCTGCTTGAGCTTGGCCTTGATCTCTGGCGTGTCGGTCGGATGACTCGTCAGGTCGTACATGTCGCGGGGCTTAGTCATAAGTGGTTACCCTCCATAGCCCGATTTGCGCGATGCTGTAGCCGAGCCAGATGAGGCCGTGCCAGTAGCGTTGCTGGATGAGGCCGAGGTCGATGGCGACCGTGAAGTAGATCAAGCCGACCAAGGCGATGAGGGCGCCAGAGGTCATCGGCGCGCTTTGGCGGTCTTGGCGGATGCGCGGAAGGCTTTGGCGGTCGGAGCGCCGGCGGACCCGGGCTTGCGCATCTTCTCACCGCTTCCGGCGGCGATGCGGGCTTTTTTAGCGTGTATGTTTGCGTATAGTCCTGCGGGTTTTTTCATGGTTTGTTCTTTTTGATGGCTTCTCGAAAAAGGTATTGAATCAAGTAAGCGCCGGTTTCCTCGTCGCTGCTGGTGATGTGCTTCAAGAAATCCTGCACAACGTGGTACAGCTCATGGACGAGGCTGCCGGTGTCTGCGGCGTCTTCGATCCAGACGACCGCTTGACTTCCGCAGCACATGGCCCAGGCGGCGTCGGAGTCGTCGGGCTGGTTGTCGGGGTCTTTGGGGTCGAGCTGGAGGATGTTCGCACACCGCCGGATCGCCGATGCCTGTGGCGTTCCACAATAGAACTCCACGACCAGACCGAAGGTCTGCTCTCGGACAACGAACCGGCGGGTGCGTTTCATTTAGGCGGCCTTCTTGAGCCGAAGGTTTGCGTAGTGCAGCGCGAGGCGGGCCTTGAAGTTTTCCCACAGGGGTTCTGCGGAGAAGATCCACGACACCTCGAAGTCATCCGGCGACTCCTTGCCGATGCGGACGATGCCGCGACGTTGGACCTTCATGTCCGGGCGGTTCTCGTTCCACAGCTGCTCGTAGCCGGCCAACTGGATCTTGTGCGCTCCGACAATTGCTTTGCTGGTCTTCCAGTCAAGGAGGACGATCTTGCCGTCACGGTCGCGGGACGGTGCGTCGATGGTGCCGCCGAAGAGGTATTCCTCGGAGACCAACTGCACTTCCGGCTCAATGACGGTGAGACCTTCTTCGTCCCACCAGCGCTTGAAGTTGTTGAAGGCGATGGTGGCCTTCTCAACGTCTGCGGGGCTGAACTCAGATAGGTCGGCAACGTGGCCGTGCAGGAAGCACTCAATGAGGAAGTGCGCGATGGTCCCGATGTCGGCGGCCTTGTCGCGGACCTTGCGGTAATCCTGACCTTCCATGCCGAGCTTCCATGCCCAATGAATCAAGCCGCTGCTGTCCTCGCCGATTTTGGCGATGGTGCTGGCGCCCGGAACGTCGGTGCCGTCTTTCAGCGGATACTTTTGGTGGGCGCGGGTCTTCTCGAGGCGGACGATTTTGCGGCCGTCCTCGGTGAAGCGGTCTGGCTCCGCGGGCTTGGCGGCTTTCGCCGCCTTGCCCTTGGTGCTGGGGTTGCGTGTGGTGTTTTTGGTCGGCATGGCGATT